TTAGGAAATTTTGTATCGTTTCCAGCAGAGATTGCAAGAACAGGAACAAACATTGTTGAACGAGCTTTAAGAGATATTAATTTTGAAGTAATAGTAAATGGAAAAAAGGTTAAACCTTTTGAAGCGCTTGGTTATCAAAGATTGTTAGGTTTTGGTGCAACGGTTGCCGCAATTCCTTACGCAACAACTGAAATGTTCAAGGTACTTTATGATGTAACCGATGAAGAACAAGCAGCTATTAGAAGATACGTAGCGGATTGGTCTAAGAATTCAACTATTCTCCCTATTAAAGATGAAAAAGGAGAGTTTAAATATGTCGATTTTTCTCATGCTAATGCTTATGACACTCTATTAAGACCGGTTCAAACTGTTATTAATTCAGTAGCTGATGGAAGAAAAGATAACGATGGTATTATGGATGATTTTATGTTGGGAACTTTTACATCTATGAAAGAATTTGCTTCACCATTTATTTCAGAATCTATTTGGACGGAAGCAGCATCTGATATTATTATGAGAGGAGGAAGAACTCGAGACGGTTTTGAAGTTTATAATGAAAAGGATAACTGGGGAAATAAAACAAAAGCTATCTTTAAACATTTAGTAGAAGCTCAAATGCCTTTCTCTTATCCTCAACTTAAAAGATTAGATAGATCTCTTAAGCCAGTAGATGTTCTGACTAAAGGAAAATATGATGACTATGGACAAGACTATGAGTTTGGTGACGAGTTTGCAGGACTCTTTGGATTCAGAGCTGTTCAAGTAAATCCAGGTCGAACAATGAAATATAAAGTAGCTAACTACAAAAACGGAGTTAGAAAATCTGGATCTTTATTTACAAGAGTAACTTTAAAAGGTGGACCTATTGAACCAAGAGAAATTGTTGATGCTTATATCAATGCCAATAGATCTTTGTTTAAAGTAAAGAAAGATCTTAAACTTGATATGGATGCCGCAAGAATATTAGGTATATCCGATGAAAAATATGATCAGGCTCTCGGCGGAGTATCTAATGTGGAACAGAGTGCAATTGATGATGGTGAATTCAGACCTTATAGTATCTCTCCTAATATAGAAGAAGCTTTCCAACTTCATGCAGATGAAATGGGAGTCGCTAATCCTTTAGACGCAGCTTATGATATTATAAGTAATCTTGAAGATGAGTTCTCTGACCTTACTTTAGATGGTTTATTTCCTAGTATAGAAAATCCTCTTACTCCAAGTATTATGGATATGGGACCTATTCCAGGCTTAAATACAGGTACTCCATTACCGTTTTCTCCTGGCGTTAGCCCTCAAGCAGTGACAAATCAAGGTGGAAATATGAACTATAATCAACTGACAACCCAACAAAAAATTGATATACTATTTGGTAGAAACTAATCCAAAATAATATATGGCAAAATCAGAATATCAAGATATTATAAATGAATATAAGGAGCAGGTTCGAATCCTTAAAGAGCAGGTTAATGAACTGACCGATGCTTGCAAAGCGAAAGACTCTGCGTTAAAACGATCACTACAGAAACTAGAATATACAACCGACGATTTAGATAAACTACAGACTGAAACCAAAGAGAAGGATAATAAAGATGAAACTAAGTAATAATTTTAGCTTATCAGAGCTTACCAAGTCACAGACAGCCGAGAGAAAAGGCATTGATAATACTCCTAGTGCTGAGCACCAGGAAAACCTAAAATTGCTCTGTGAGAGCGTCCTACAGCCAATTAGAGACCACTTCTCTCGTGTAGTGAGTGTTTCTAGCGGATATCGTAGCCCAGAATTGTGTGTTGCCATAGGTAGCTCCACAAAAAGTCAGCATGCCTCAGGCTGCGCGGCCGACTTCGAAATCTTTGGAGTATCTAATAAAGAATTAGCAGATTACATCAACGAACACCTAGACTATGATCAATTGATCCTCGAGTACTGGAAAGAATCAGATCCTAACTCAGGCTGGGTCCACTGCTCATATTCTAAAAATCATAACCGAAAACAGTATTTGAAAGCTTTCAAAGTTGATGGCTCTACGAAATACGAACCAATGGTGTAAATACCGAAAAAATTTTTGAGCCGACTTTTACTACACTCCCAGAAAATATAGGATGAATTAATAAGATTAGAAAAATCCCACCAAGCGTTTTTTTAATTTTTTTTCACCTACTGCCATGCGGTTTATTTTTTGCCTTAATTCACTTTGCTCATTTCTAGAGCATTTCCAAAAAGTGCATATGGTATAATAACGTATGAAAAAGAAAGACGAAGAAAAACTAACATCGGAAGAAAAACTTAAACTATATAAACAATGGGTTAAGTTTTATCGAGAACATAAATGGGTACAACAAGAAAACGGCCGTTGGATATTTGTTGAGTTTGAATTAACTAAAGTCGAATCAGAATTAGATTAAGCAAACCCTAACCAACCAGTTATTATGTACTTTTCATGCTTGTCGGTAATTTGACCTTTATGTGTGTGAGTAAAATCTGTCGGCCAAATAAGAGTTAATCCTTTTTCTGCAGGAGTTGTTAATTCTTGATATTTGAAATGAGTACCGCCATCAGGCACATCGTTTAAATAAGTCATAAAAACTAAACAACGATTTTCTCTTCTACTAGATCTTTCAAAATGCCACTGTTTAAATCCTTCTCCAGGATTGTAATATTGAATTTGGTAGGCTTCCCCCATTCCAAATTTCTGAAATTGTTCAATTTCAGGATATTTCTTTTCATATAAGTGAATAATTCTTTCTATATGATTTTTATAAAGCATCGCAGTTGGATGATTATAATAAGGATTCATAGGGATTTCGGTAGATACTTTTTGAGTAGGATCAACACGTACAGGAGGACCTACAACTCCAGGTTTGTGATATTCTTTGTTTTCTTTAAATAATTTTATAAGATCATCACAAATTACAGGAGGAATATACCAGCCCCCTATCATACTATTAATGGGTAAACTATGTTCTTTTAAATCCATGCTTTTAATTCCTCACCCATTATCTTGCTAGCAATATTTATTTTTTTTCTCAAAGCTTTAACAATTCTTTCATCAATAGTGTCTTCTACCATAATATCGATATAAGTCATAGGGAAATGTTGGCCGATTCTATCAATCCTTGCTTCTGATTGTTGACGTTTTTCTAAATCATAACCATTTGAGTAATATATCATGGTTGAAGCAGCTGTTAGAGTTATACCATAACCACCGGTCTGAGTAGTTCCAACTAAAAATCTAACAGGACTTTCTTTGTCTTGAAATTTTTTAATATTATCCTGACGTTCACTCATAGGAGTTTTTCCATAATAAGTTACTACAGAGTTATCCCCATACTCTTCAGTGAGATGTTCAACTATTGTTTCTACATCGTACTGGTAATGTGCCCAAATAACAACTTTTCCGTGTATCTCTTCTAATGTGTCAAGCAATTCAACTGTACGATTATTTTTTATAGGTTTAATAGTTCCATCATCCGCTGTAAAATGACCACAATTAATTTGCTGGAGTCTCATAAGTTGAGTTAAGACGGTAGCTGTTGTCATTTGCTTTCCTTCCATTTCAGCAAGAGCTAAATGTTTCATTTGTTTATAAATTTTTTCTTGCTCAGGAGTTAATTTAATAATTCTTTTCATATAAGTTTTAGGAGGAAGATCTAAACATTCATCTTTCAGAACCCTATAAGAAAAAGGTTTTAATTTTTCAGCCAATTCTTCAAGATGTCTATACCCGACTACTATTTGAACTGAACGGCCACCAAAGTTAGCTGTTTTCATTACCGCATATCGAGTTCTAAATGTATAATAAGAAGAATGACCTAATAATTCTGGCTCTAGAAAATCACATTGTTTATATAAATCTAAAGGAGATTTTGTAATAGGTGATCCAGTAAGAATTCTTCTATACTTTGAGTGTTTACTTAAAGCACATATATTTTTAGTACGTTTGGCATCAGGATTTTTAATAGTAGTACTTTCATCGACCGCAAATAAAGTATTATGACAGCTTAAAAATTTATAAGCAAAATCTACTCCTTTTTTAGTAGAGAAAGCTTCTACATTCATTATTAAAACATGAAAATTTTCTCCTTGTTCAAAAAGAAGATCTAATTTTTGTTGTTGTTTTTTATTTATATTGGCTTGCCACAACACAACTCTTTTCTCAATATGATCAGGTAGATGGGTAGGTATTTCTTGATTATACCAGGTTCCAACTACTCCTTTTGGCGCCACAATTAAGGCTCCATTTATTTTGCCCCCATCATATAACAGAGCAAGATTATCAAGTAGCACTTTAGATTTACCTGTCCCCATTTCCATAAAATAAGCATAATAGGGTTGGGACCAGGATGCTTCTAATGCCTTTAACTGATGCTTATAAGGCGGTGTCTTAAATTTATAATTCATAATTTTTATTCTTTCTGTATTGACTTTATATATAGAACATCCTATATTGTTTGTCAATGAAAGAAAATACAGTATATGTTATACAAGAAATTCCGGGTACTGCATCGGGTAAGCCTAAAATTAATATTTTAGGGGCTGCTCAATACGGTAATTTTAAATTTTTATTACCGGAACTTTCTCAAATAATTTTCTCTCCAGGTCCTTTAATTTTTAAATTAAGAAAATCTTTAAGGGATTTTAGCGAAGAAGATTATCTATTATTGACAGGAGATCCTGCTATTATTGGAGTTGCATGTTCTATAGTTTCTGACATTACAAATGGTAAATATAATTTACTAAAATGGGATAAACAAGAAAGACAATATTATCCTATTAAAATAAACCTACACGAGAAAGGAGAAATCGATGAACAACATTGATTTTGAAACTGATCAGAGAGAAGATTTAGATTCAGTAAATGAAGCTAAAACTTTATCAGATCAAGTAGTTAAGCTGACACGTCTAGAGGATGAGTTAGCTGAAAAAGAAAAGGAACTAAAAGAACTTAAAAGAAAAGTAGATTTAGTTTCAGGAGAAGTCATTCCCACAATGATGCAGGAAATGAACATCTCTACATTAAAACTCGCAGACGGTTCTTCAGTTGAAGTTAAACCTGTCTACGGTGCTTCTATTCCCGTTGCAAAACGAGAAGAAGCATTTAAATGGCTTCGAGAAAACGGCTTAGGTGATCTTATTAAAAATGAGGTTACTGTTGCCTTTGGTCGTAACGAAGACATCAAAGCTAGCGATTATGCTACCTTTGCTAAAGGTCAAGGATATGAACCTGTCCAGAAATTAAAGGTTGAACCTATGACACTTAAAGCATTAGTTAGAGAGCGCGTTGAGTCTGGACAAGACATGCCTTCTGACTTATTTAACATGTTCACGGGCAGCAGAACAAAAATAACAAGGAACAAATAATCATGAACAAAGAACAAGGAACCATGACAAACAAAACCGAGGCTCCTCTTCCAGCAAATGTGTTTGAAGAAGATGCAGCAAAAGGTTTAGGTAATATAAGTCAACAAGACTTAGCATTACCTTTTTTAAAAATCCTTGCACAATTATCACCTGAAGTAAATGAAAGGGATGGTAAATATGTGAAAGGTGCCAAGGCAGGAATGATATACAATTCTGTTACTGGCGAGTTATATGATGGCGTGGAAGGCATTGACGTTATTCCAGCTTTTTATAAACTCGAATATCTTGAATGGAAGGATAGAGGAGAAGGTCTAGGTGCCCCTGTGGCAATATATCCCTCTTCATCTGACATCATGTCAAAAACAAAACCGGATGCAAATTATAAAGATAGATTACCTAATGGTAATTATATTGAAAAAACTGCATCACATTTTGTGATAATCTTAGGAGACAGTCCTTCGACAGCATTGATTTCGATGAAATCTACTCAATTAAAAATTAGTAGAAAATGGAACTCAATGATGAATGGTCTAAAACTAAAAGGTAAGAACGGATTATTTACTCCGGCATCTTTTAGCCATATTTACAAACTAAAAACAACTCAAATGTCAAATGATAAAGGCACTTGGTTTGGTTGGGAAGTAAGTAAGGTTGGACCAGTTACTGATGGTTCACTCTATCAGCAAGCCAAAACGTTTTCTGAAAACATTTCTAAAGGAAGTGTTAAAGCAAAACACGGTGAGGAAAAACCTAAAGGTTCTGAATCGCATTTCTAGTTTCTTCGAACGAAGAAAGTATGCATGACGTGGGCCTGGAGGGAGACTGAAGGGCCCATGGAAAGATATTATGAATGAGAAATACATACAGATTTTTAATGGATATAGAGGAGCTTATGGTGTCGCTAATATTAAGAACGCTTATCGTGATCCCGAAAGTGGAAAACTTAGATTAAAGCCAGGAGACTATCGCTGGAACTATGAAGAACTAACTGATCAAGTATATCTTGATCATTTAAATGGCGTTAAATCAATTGGAATGCAACCCTGTAATGAAGAAGGGGAAACTAAATTTGGAATCATAGATATAGATCCATCTAATTATGAAAACTTTGACAAAAAATTTGTCATAGACAAAATTCAAGAATACAAACTACCTCTTATTCCAATCTTATCTAAGAGCGGATCACTTCATTTATATGTCTTTATGCAAAAGTTTGTAGATGCAGCCACACTAAAATCTTTTTTAAGTAATCTTCTTCCTCTCTTTAATTTAAAAGCAGACACAGAAATTTTTCCAAAACAAACACAGTTAACTAAAGATTTAGAAAGAGGAGGATTAAGACCAGGACAGTTTATTAATCTACCTTATTTTAATAAGACAGATAGAAGAGCTTTAAATGTAGATGGAACCGAATTTACTTTTGACCAATTCATAACTTTAGTTGAATCTAATCTAGTTCATCCTGATGAATTAAATAAAATTACTGAAGGAATCGATCAAGCAATTTATGAAGGTGCCGATGATGAATTTAAAGATGGACCACCATGTCTCGCTACACTTAGCAAGATTATGAAGAATCCTGCCTTTGATGGCAAGGACCGATTTATGTATAATTATCATGTATTTGTAAAGATGAAGTATGAAGATACGTGGAAACAAAAAGTTAAAAATGCACCAGTTAAATATTTTGAACAACAGCACGCTAATGCATGGGATGATAGAATCCTTAATGCTAAAATAAGATCATGGAATAAATCTGAAAAAGGATTTACTTGCACTGAAAGTCCTATTAACGATCATTGTAAAAAAGGAATATGTATTAAGAAAAAATTTGGAGTATTAGCTGGCTCTAAAGGAACTTACCCAATCTTAACTAATCTTAAAAAAATAGATCTTGATCCTGAACCCGAATATGAATTTGATGTGATTAAACCTGATGGAGTAAGCACAGCTACGGTTCATTGTCGTTCGGTTGAACATGTAAATGATCAACGTAAAAGAAGAAACTCTATAGCTAAAGCTGCAGGATTTGCTCCTCCAATTATTAAAGGAGATAAAGATCAAATGGTTCTGGATGCATTATGGAAAACTGAAAAAATAGTTAATCCTCCAATTGGAACAACTTCTAAAGAAAAATTACATGATGTTCTTCATGCTAAGATCAATGGTCCTAAAGCAATGAACGATGCTGCATTTAAAACAGGAACAGTATTAATAGAAGATGGATATGCTTTTTTTAAATTTGATAAATTTTATGACAAATTAAAATCTAAGAATTGGAAATATAGTGAAGATAAAACAGGTACTATGATGGAATCAACTTATAAAAAATGTGACATAGAATTTCTAGATCAAAAAAGATTTCCTACTAAAGACAAAGGAAAATATAACACACCTACTAAAAACATTGTAAAAATTTCTATTAAAGAATTTGAAAATGTACCTATTCACCACACTAAACTTACACATAAGAAGGATATAATATGATGAGAAAAATACTCGGGCCTCCGGGAACAGGGAAAACAACGCGACTTTTAAATTATGTTCAAACTTTTATTAAACTAGGAACTCCAATTGATAAGATAGGATACTTTGCTTTTACTAGAAAGGCTGCTACTGAAGCTAAAGGAAGAATGCTTGATCAAAATCCTCACCTTAACGAAAAACAATTACAACATTTTAGAACACTACATTCTTTAGCCTTTTGGAAATTAGGAATGAAGAAAAGTGAAGTAATGCAGGACGAACATTACGAAGATATTGGAAGAAGTTTAGGTATAGAAGTAACTATTTATAGTGAAGGCCAAGAAAAAACAGGGTTTGTAGATTCAGACAGTGAGTATTTCAATATAATTAATGCTGCACGAATTAAGGGAATATCTATTGATGATGAATATAATACAGGAATGTATGCCTATGAGCTGGATAAAAATTTATTACATATTTTAAAAGATGAATTAGATAACTATAAACAAGCATATCATCTCAAGGATTACACTGATATGATTGAAAAATTTAATGTGGCAGAATTGTGTCCGAAATATGACGTAATATTTATTGACGAGGCACAAGATTTATCGCCAATCCAGTGGGAAATGTTTGATGTTTTGAAGAAAAATTCTAAACATGTTATATTAGCTGGTGATGATGATCAAGCTATTTATGGTTGGGCTGGCGCAGACGTTAAAAGATTTCAACAAGAACCTGCAAAAGAAATTGTATTACCTAAGTCTTATAGGGTTCCTAAATTAGTTCAACATATTGCTGACAACATTTTAAGTAGAATACCAGACGACAGAAGAATTAAAAAAGAATGGGAAGCACGAGATGAACAAGGAGGAATATATTTTGGGACATCTATTGAAGATGTTCCTTTAGAGAAAGGAAAATGGTTGGTATTAGCTAGATATAATGATAAACTAATAAAACTTAAACCTGACCTAAGAGAAAGAGGGATTTATTTCGAATATAAAAATAGAAAAAGTTATAAGACACGGCTCTACGCAGCCATACAAAATTACACTCGTTGGACCAATGGGTCATTACTTTCTATTTCAGAGTGTCGTGATCTTTTTGAATATCTTGGTAAAACTTTTCCCGAGAAAGAGGAGAGAATGTACGATCTAAAAGAATTTGGATATAGCAATACTCAAAGATGGTTTGATGTTTTTGAAACAGAACCTGATGACAGTCTTTACATTAGAGATATGTTACAACATGGTGAAGAATTGTCTGCTGCACCTAGAGTTAAATTGTCAACAATTCATGCAGCTAAAGGAGGTGAAGCAGATAATGTTTTACTTATCTTAGATAACACTAAAACTATTCGGGAAGCTATTGAAAAAAGTCAAGACAAAGAAGATGAAGAAAACAGAGTTTGGTATGTAGGCGTCACCCGTACTAAACAAAATTTATATATGGTGACAGCAAGAAAGGAGGAACAAGGATATGACATCGAAAGCTTACAATAGACAAGTCGGAGGATCACATTATAAAAATATGAAAATTCAGCCAAGTCAATTTATTAACGAGAATCATTTGCCTTTTGCAGAAGGATCGGCTATAAAATATATATGCAGACATGCAGCGAAAGGAAAAGAACAAGATATTGATAAAGCAATACATTATCTAGAGATGATTAAGGAAAGAGATTATAAATGAGGGTAGTAAAAAATTTTTTAAAAGAAGATTATTTTAATAAACTTAAAGCCGCATTTGTGGATCATAATCCAGATCTTCCATTTTACATACAACAAAGAGTGGCTTTTGAAACTGGACCAATAGATAAAGAACATTTTTATTTTACTCATCTTCTTTTTAACAATTCTATTAAGAGCTCCTACTACGATTTAGTAAAACCTTTTATTTGGGAGATACTTAAAGTGAAAGCATTAATACGAGTCAAAGTAAATCTGTACCCTAGAACAGATAAATTAATACATCACGATCCCCATAATGATCATGATTTTAAACACAAAGCTTTAGTGTTTTCTTTAAATACTTGTGATGGAGGAACACGTATAGGAAA